AAAGTACTTGATGAGGCATTATCCACTAGTCCGGTATTAAAAACATCAACAGTACAACGCCAAGCGGCAATTGCCGATTTTATTTATAACCTGGGGATTGGAAATTACAAAGCATCAACCTTGAAGAAATATGTTGATAAAGAAAATTGGGCATCTGCTTACACAGAAATAAAAAAATGGAATAAAGCTGGCGGAAAAGTTTTAAAAGGTTTAATTATTCGTAGAGAAAAAGAAGCGTCCTTGCTTCTTTCTTAATTAACAATGGTTAAGCAATACGCCATATAGCACTAAAGTTATTACCAATATTCCGGTCAACAATACTAAACATGACCAGTAATTATTTACTTTTTTTTGTAGCAGTTCGCAATCATAAAATTTCATCTCATATCCCCATTTATTTGTTCTAAAATTTCTTCTTGTTCATCCATCAAATCATTTATTTCATCTTCAATTTCTTCAAGACGCTCTACCATTTTAATGTCTTTTTGTAGCTTGTAATAACCTTTATCATGCAAACAAGCTTCATAACTACCGTCAGATGATGATTCCCAACCACTTGCTTGAGATTTAATTTTGTCTAGGTGTTCTTTCATTTGTTCAATGCTCATCATCTACCCCAAAATGAACTTTAATACTGTCTATTGTTTCTCCTAACTGGATGTACTTATATGTTTGTCCGCCAAGATATTCTTCCCTAATAGGTTGTTTTCTTATTAGCTTAATACAAGCTCTTATATTTTCTTTATACAGTTCATCCCCGATAACATCCGGCTCAGGCAAATCATGGGACTTATATGATAGTGCTTCTCTTCTTAACTTTGCATTTTCTTTACTCATTCCTTACCTCCAATGTCGTGACACTTCTCAGCAAACTTAACACCCTTTACAAAAGCATCTCTCGTAACATTAAGCATTGATTGATTACCCACGCTTATTTGTTGCGGTGTTAAAGGCTCACGTTTTGGCGGTGCTAGGTAGAGTGCATTTACTGTATGGTGTTCGTAAACTTGATCTCTTGGCTTGTTATACACATACATAAACCCTGCAATGCCTATTACTTGCCAAACTACAGGCTCTTGCTCAGTCTGCTCAGGTTGGGCGAGGAGTTCTTTGGTTTCTTCGAGAAGGCTCATATTAGAACCTCGCCACATGCAATCTTTCATCCACTTCTTCAGCAACTCTCTTTCTTTACTCATCTTCATCCCCAAAAGGGTTATTAATCGCATGGTATTCTTCACACTCCTTTTCTCCTTTCAATATTTTTCTACTTGTTTCGAATGCATTCCATCTTTCATCAACTTTACAAATTGCCAAGGAAATTAGAAGGGAAGTAGATTTTTCATTATATAAAACTAAGAAATACGCATCTAATGCCCATCTGTAACGTCTTCCTAAATTAGCGACTATGTTTCTTTCTACTGACCCTTTCATCTTTATTCTCCAGTTATACCGTGTGCTGGACCTTTTGCTTTTTCAAAAATAGAATCATATAAATCAAAGTAAGAATTTAAAGCATCTTTTCTAGCACCTTCGTTATATTCTTCAACATGTAAATACTCACCAATATCTCTAAGTAATAAATAATCTTTATGTGTTACAGTTAGGCTTCTTAATCGTATGATTTCTCGAGCTGCACATTGTAATAACTCTCCGATATCCCCTACGTTGCCAGTGTTATCATATAAAAGTTCAGCAACATCTTCGCCCTCTGCAATCAGTCTTTCATAAAATCCTAAATCATCTTCATCTTCAATCATGGTATCTCCCAACCTTGCGGTATTGCTTTGTTGATTCTTATATTAACCACAGCGATAAAGCGTTCTAGCTTATGCAGGTAAAAGTCTTTTTCCCTAGCCTCTGCTGACCTCAAGGCTAACAAAATACTTTCATAGGTTAACTGTTCGGCATCATTTATCCACTCGTACATCCAAGCCACAGGCTCTTGCTCAGGTTGGGCGAGTAGTTCTTCGATTTCACTTGAAAGAATGGTTAAAGCATAAATATCTTCTGGGTCTATCCAACTTCTAGGGTCTAAAAATTCCAATGCTACCCTTAGTAACTCTCTTTCTTTACTCATTGCTATGCTCCAATAAACTAAACTTGGCTAGTTCAAGAAAATAAACCACCTCAGAAAAATTCATCTTTGATGCCCGTGTAATTAACTTATCGTTTTCATCAATACCAATTATAAAAACCTTTTTAAGGTCTTTTCTTTTAATGTGGTCTAACACTTGATTGACGCTCATATTTTCGTGTGGTGGTAGTTCGGTTACATTACTCATTCCCCAATACCGTGTTGTTGCTCTGCAAACTTAACACCCTTTACAAAAGCATCTCTCGTAACATTAAGCATTGATTGATTACCCACGCTTATTTGTTGTGGTGTCAAAGGCTTTTGCTCAGTCTGCTCAGGTTGAGAGAGGAGTTCTTTTATTGGGTCTACGAATTCTATATCTATTTCTAAATAGGCATCAGCGTAATCTACTATTCTTTGCAACATTTCTCTTTCTTTACTCATCATTTTCTCCCCAATGGTATGCCCTTCTAAACTTAAAGGCTCACTTTTTGAAGCATCTAGTAGACTAGACAGCAACTCGACAGAATTTTCTAAATGGGCGATTTTATCGGCATCATCTTTAAACGTGATTGGTGCAGGTTGAGCGAGTAGTTCTTCGATTTCTTTGTATAGTCCAAAACTAATATACCCTTCAGCTTTAACTCTTTCCAACAACACCCTTTCTTTACTCATCATCTACTCCAATACCGTGTGCTTTTTCTATTGCTCTCCCTAATGTTTTAGGGTAGCCGTGATATTTATCTACTAAAAACTCAAGTCTTTCATCACTCAAAGGCTCACGTTTTGGCTCAGGTTGGGCGAGTAGTTCTTGTATTTCATCATGTAAACCCACCATAGGCCTGCTATACCGCCAATCTAGTCTGTCCAAACACCTTTTTAGTAACTCTCTTTCAATGCTCATCACACACCCCACTCTATAAAGAAATCACAGTTAGTATCATCACCATTCAGTTCAATACTTGCATCCATAAACCATTTGTATGGGTCAGTGCCATCTATCTCAATAGTTAAATACCGTTGGCATACGTTCTTCTTATCGCACATCGATCCTACACACCTAGATGTGTCATTGTTTAAAGGTCTGCTCATTTGATGTAGTTTCATCACCTTCTCCTACTTAAAGTCACCACCGCATAGATAGGGAACAATAGAATGTTCACCGTTACCATCACCAATACAAAGAACCAAATTAATATCAGTTCAAACACCTTCATTACTTGTACCCCATACCTGATATAAAATTCTCTAATTTATCTACGTTCTCTGCATTGATGCACACACCTACCCCACCGCTTGCTTTAATCCTAGTCAGCTCACGTTCTTGTAGAGCTGTAGGTTGTAGGTTAGCCGCCTTACATTCAATGGCTAAGAACTCGCCACGAATACAGCATATTATATCTGGTATTGCTGATCTGCCATACCCATTAGCCGCTGGAAAGAAGTACCATACACCTGCATCTTCCAGTATCTTCTTAACCATAGCCTTTACTTCGCCCTCTTTAGTTCTCATCTATCTCTCCATCCATCTCATAATGATCCCCTACACGTGGTGGGTTCTCACCTGTTATCTTAAGCCAGTAGTCTAATAGAGCTACACCCTCTAACCACCCTGCTGGGGGGTTCTTTGTCTCTTGTTTCACACTACTTAGCGTACCTATAGCTGTGTCAGTCTGCCTAGCAATCTCTGACAAGCCACACCCTTTTGCATACAGCACTTTTATCATTAGTGCAAAGTCTAAGTCCCTAACCATATACTTTACCTATACCTCTACGTTCTTTATCACAATGGGCTGTTACTTTCTTGTTCTTCCGCCTTAAAAGAATTGTCATGAGAGCATTGCCTGTTATTGTAAAACCTTTCTTCCTCTTCTTGCCTCGTGCATCTATATTATAAAACGCCAAGAGTTCTTTTACATACGGCACCCATTCATCAATAACCTTTTTCTCGTAAATGACAGTACCATCTAAGCGTATATACATGTGAGGAGGCATCTTGTATGTCAACGTATCTCTAACCCTAATCAGTTGGGTACTAGTCACACCAATAAGTTTTGCTATATCTTTGAACGCATAAGCTTGTGCGTTGGCGTAGGGTACAGGTTTCGAGGGGGGTAGGGTTAAAGCGTACTTTTGTTTACTTAGTGCTAATTCTTTTTTAGCTTCTGCTCGCCTTACTTTCTGAGCCTCAGATATTTTCTTTCTGTTCTCACGATACGAAATTTTACTTATCCTATTAGCCTCAACCTTGTTAGCGGCATACCATTTGTTAGAGACAATAGCCATCTGTGCCTTTCTCTCCTCTGTTAAAGTCTTCCTTACTTCTCTAGCCTTAGCATTGCGTTGTTCTTTTTTTCTTGCTATCTCTTCCTCACTCATGATATATTTTGTTTTCATTGTGTTACTCCTCGTTGTGCTGTTTTGCGCTCATAAGGGGTTACAGTTCATATGTAACCCCATTCTTTTTATCACACCCCTTTAATTGCATCTATTAGTGCAGATAGTATTACCCCTACTATCACTACTACACCTAACACAAACCACATAATATCTTTCATATATCCTCACATCTGTTGTACTACATATACATCTTCATCTAACTTCATACCTAAACCATCTACAACATCACCTATTGCACATAGCTTAAGCATTGCGACTCTTTCAGGAACGGGTGGGTCAAGCTCGTCTATATCATTAAACTCTACTACATCGCCCTGTTTCATCACCACGTTATCTAGGTGCGTTGCTTTCTTAGACTTCAAGTCTACCCTTATTGTCATTCTTCTCTCCACGTTATATTACATACAACTTTCATTATGGTAGGTTCACTGACACCGTATATATCTGCTAAATATTTATTAGGTAAAGAACTACTCCTAATCTCACGTGCTTTCTCCATAGACAGTTTAGTATTTCTTGTATTCCTCCCCTGTACTACTTCTGTAGACCACCTAACATTATTAGGCTCATATCCTAATTCGTTATCTATTCTATCTAACTCATAATTATCAGGACATACACCCATATATTTAAAGAAAGAGGCAAAATCATTAACCCAATCTTCACATACTGTGATACCCCGACCCCCATAAATACTGTAATCTTTATTACTCTTTTTATAACACCTAGCTTTCATAGACCTCCACGCATGGTACTCCCTAGATTTATGGGCTCTACTACCGTGCCCATGTACAGTACTACGCTCTATACACACATCTTTAGCTAAACAACCACATGATCTAGTGTGCCCGCTTGTAAGATGCCCAGAAGATACAATAGTTATACTCCCACACTGGCATTTTACTGACCACATAGCTTGACCATGTTTACCATTTGCTACTCTATGTAATACTAATACCCTGCCGAACTGTTTGCCTTCTAATTCAAGTGGTCTTGCCATCAGTTAATCCTTATAATGCTCCCGAATGGCGGTACGGTATGCTTGTTATCTACCAAAACCCACAGTACTGGATAGGGTGGGGCGCTAGATGGAAATGGTGTATAGCCATCTGTTATTATTATACATACAACCGGAGGGGTTTGTATATCTTTTTCTATATATTTAAATACGCAATTTACATCAGTGCCTGAACCACCTTTAGGCTTAGTAGACGATACAAGTCCAGCATAATTATCTTCACGATATTGCTCGTGAGCGGCAACTGCTGTATCCCAGTACAACAGATCAATCTTTTCGGGAGTTGTATTATCACATATAGAAACTAACTCTGACAATGCTTTTGTTATATCCTCCCCTGATATACTACCTGACGTATCTATAGCTACACATATACTACCGATGCTCTCACTGATCTGACTAGGTAAGTACATGTTATGTTGCAACCATCTTCTGTTAGGCTTAGCCCATGTGCTATCCCCCTTACCAACACAGACACTAGACACGAACTCTCTGAGTTGTTCAGCCCAGTCAACCTTAGACTGCATCATTGCATCAAAGCTACGATCTACCTCACCACCCTGCTTACCTGCTAGTAGAGCACCAGTACGTACTGCCGCTGATATGTCCTTAGCTAACTGCTCTTTCTCCAACTCACCTAACGCCTTAGCTTCCTCCCACTCATGCCCATCCATCGGCTCACCCTTACCGTCCTTACCACTCGCCTTGTCCTCCTTCAACCTAGCGAACACCTCGCCGCTATCTAAGCCTCTATACTCCTCATCACACAGCCCACCCTCTGGCATCACAAGGAAGTCGCCCCACTTGTTAAGGTCTTTGATTTCTAGGTTAATCACATAGTCACATGCTTGGTTAGCTAACTGTGCATCTTCTTCATACAACTTACGCCATACGAATAGGTGCTGATACAGCTTGTGCTTGGTCTCATGCAATACTAGAAACCTTAGCTCCCCATCAGTAAGACTCTCAACGAAAGCCCTACCGTAAGTAACATCACGACCATTGGTAGACGCAGTAGGACAATCATCTCTTACCTCTGTACTGCCCACCATCAACAGCCCAGAGTATGCTAGGGTACGCTTATCTTGCATCAATGAAATATGGGCTTTTGTTATTCTATCTTCTACACTTAGTGCTGTCATTGTATCCCCCTCAACTAAACAAGTAGCCGTTCTCTACAGCGTACTCAGTGAACTTCCTATTAGTAACTGCTACGCTACGCTTAGGGCTATTGGCACTCATCACACTCATGGCAAACAAAGCCTGAGCCTCACGAGGTAATCTATTTAAGTACGTCATCCAACTGTCAAACGTATCAGTAGCTACATTACTTAACGCCTTGCTAACTACCAGACAGATAGCCGCTCCGTTGGGTGGTACTACAGTAGTGTCAGGCTTGTTAATGATCTCTGACCATGCTGGCATGGTGTTATCTAACTTAAGGATATTCATCATATCCATAGTAGCCCGCTCACCTATCACACCGAACAGTGCATGGGTCAACACTTCTTCAGGCATCTCACGGCACAGCTTAAGTATGTCGCTTGCTTTCTCTAACGAACGTGGTGTAACGAACGCCGCTCTAGGTACTCGTGGGTCATTGATATACTCATTCATGTCAGGACGTTCATAGTCCTCGAAGCTGGCTAACATAGATGGATACTCAATAGCTGTCGCTATCACTACAGGGTCGATACCTGCGTTCTGTGCATAATCCCAACGCCATTGCTCAGCAGTAGGCTTGCACATCTTAACCACACAAACCCTATTACGTGCATGGGGTGGCAAGTTATCACCTATACCCTCAACTGCTAGGTTAGTAGTTGCAAATACAATCGAACCCTCTGGTAGTTCATGGATACCTAGCTTGCGCTCTAGCATAAGCCGTAGACAAGCGTTCATTACTGCCTTACCTGCCTTACCTACCTCATCAAGCATAACGATCAAGGGCTTGCCTAAGTGAAATCCGAACTCCTCATTGGGAATGAATGAGCATACTGGTGTACCGTCTATGGTACGTATCTGCGGTACAAGGAAGTCGCCCACATCTTTTGTTGTTATGTCTATGTAACATGGGATATGGTTGGGGTGGCTCTTTGCTAGAGCCTTAAGGATTGATGACTTGCCAATCCCCATCTCACCCTGTACAAGGACAGTTAGCCGCTCACCTACTGCACTGATGAGCTTGATTGTTTCTTGCATGTTGATTGAACTATATGGTTTTTTCATTGTCTTTCCTGTTGTACTAAGTTAGGTTAATCTAACTTAGCTTTTGGTGGGTGTAGTATTGATACTACGGTTGGGTTTTATCTCGTTCTCCTAGTTCCACTTATCTAACATTGAATCCACATCACGCTTAAGCGTGATCCTTATATAGTCTGACTTCTTAATATCCTGAGCATCAATGCCTGTGAATGAGTCCTCTAACTTGATACGCATAGCCTCTAGCTGTGTATCGCCCTTGATGTTGAAGCTACTAAGCAAACCACACAGCTCCTTAGTGTTATCAAGCACACTATCAAACACCTTACCCTTACTACCGTCCTCGTTAGTACGCAACCCAAAGCTAAGCTGAGTCATCACCTTATACAGCCTGTCGTATGCGTCAGCATGTACTTTCTCTATGTTAGCCTCATACATAAGAGCATACTGCTCCTGCACTTCCTTAAGCCCCTCGTTGCCTATGTCTACTCGCCAATCA